CTCTCGTAGGTCCCGTTGTCGATGATGAGCACGTTGGGCACAACGCCCGTGGCGGCGCGGATCGTCTCCTTTCGCGCGAATACGTCGGCAAGGAAGGTGTTTGAGCCGCTTGCGGCCCAGCCGCCTTCGGCATCCTCGCCTCCCGCTGCCTGACCGCTCCACTGTGCCGCCTTGATGAGCGCGGCCACGCGCCGCTCCTTGGAGAGGTCGATCTTGTCGGCGCAGAACTCCAGGGCGTCCTGGTCGGGCTTGAGGGGCGGGGCGCCCTTGGCGCTCGCCGCCCGGCGGTCCTCGTCGGTGACCTCCTTGGCGAAGGCGTATTCCTTCAGCGCGATGTCGAGGTAATCCGTGGGATACCCGCCGCGGGGGGCTCGCGCGCCGGGGCCGCGGATGCCCGCCTCGTCGCGGAACCAGGCCCCCTTGAGATAGCGGGCGATCTTGGCCTTCGGGTCCACCCTGTCGATGATCGGGAAGACCCTGTCGGCGATGTAGGCCTTGTTGCGGTAGGCGATGCTGACGTCCGCCAGAGGGGCCGCAACGATGATTTCTCTGATATTGGGCTGAGGCATGACTTATTCTCCTTTCGGTTTGCTCGGCATTGAAATGCCGCTCGTTCTATGCGGCGCTTAGGATGCCGCGTTCACCTGGTGCACGGCGCCGGAGAGAAGGATTTCTCCCAGGTCGTCCTCCGATCCTCCCGCCAGGCACCGGCCGATGGCCAGATCGAGGGCCACGTCGGCGTCGAGGCCTTTTCCGGCGTCCGCGGCGTCTACGTACTCCAGTTTGATCCATTCGTTCTCCGCAACGGCCTCGCCGAGCTGGATCTTGCTGATGCCGATGAGCCTCACCACAGCTGCCTGTCCGGCGGCGGGTGCGTTCTGCAGGACGCCTAAGGGTATGTCGGTGGTCGCATTCGGCCGCCTCACCTTGCCGGTATCCAGCACCACGATGCGGTATTGGTCGTTCGTGAGATCCTCCGCCGCTTCATAGCTCACATCCAGAACTCTGTTTTCCGTGGACATAAGTTTCGTTCTCCTTTCTTCCGGGCTTACCCGCCGTCAGGGCCGCAGCTCCGCGGCATACTCGGCCGCAAGCTCGGGGTTCTCGCTCTGGACCTCGGCGAAGGCCGCCCCGTATGCCAGGTCCTTTTTCGCCTCCATCTTCTTCTTCGTCAACGCGGCGAGCTTCTCTCCCGCTTTGCCGCCGTCGACGTCCTTGTCCCGCCTTGCGATCTCGCCGAACTCCACGAGCTTCGGGAACTCTTTCTCGAAGAGGGCCTTGAAGCGCTCGTAGAGCGTTGCCTTCTCCTTCGTCTCGCCGAACTCGATGACGTCCTCCTTCTCGGCGAAGGAAAGGAGCATCTCCGGAACGCCGAACCGGACCAGGGCGGGAGTGAGTCTCCCCTCCTTGACCATCCGCTCGCACCAGGCGGAAATCTCGCCTTTGCGGGCATCGTGGCGCGCCTGGCGATCCCTTTCGGCGAACTCCGCGGTCAGCCTCTCCCGCTCCTTCTTCGCCGCCTCCTCGGCGGCCTCCTTCCTGGCCTTGTCGAGGTCCGCTTCGGAGAAGACGCCGCAGGCGGCCGGCGCAGGCCCGTCGTCGGGGATCTCGGCCATGATCTTTTCCATGACGCCCTTGAACCATTCCTTGAACTTCATGTTGACCTCCTTTTCAGGTTGGTTTTTATGTTCCGCGTAGAGCGCCGGCGCCTCGCCGGCTGTCCTCTTTGCCTCATCCGCAATGCTCTCGATATCCCAGCCGGAGAGGACCCTGTCGGCCGCCTCTTGGCCTTCTTTCGCGATGATCCACTCCCGCAAGGAGCGGAAAAGCCGCGCTATCGTGTTCCACACCCAGGGGTTTGACTCGGCAAACTCGAAGCTCGCCGCCTCACCCTCTCCGAAGGCCACGTCGGGCAGGCCCTTCACGGCGGGAGGAGTCCCGCCCAGGAAACCCACGTGGCGAAGCCTCCCGTCGGGGTAGAAGGCCGCCGATCGTTTCTTGTAGAGTCCCTTTTTGACGGCCTCCGTGAACTCCGGCACCACGTCCCGGAATTTCGCCATCAGCAGATCGCCCTCCTTCTTCAGCCCCTCGACCCAGCCGAAAGCCGGGGCATCGTGACGGGGATGGCCCACCACGATCGGTGGCTCGTGAATGGAGGTGTTGAAGCTGGAGAGGGCCTTCTCAATGAGGTCGTCGCCATTCCATGTGCGGCCATTGCCATCCGTCTGCCTGCCGCCCCGGAAGATGGGGACCCAGCCGTCGAAGCCTGCAAAGTTCATCATTGCCTCCTGCCTTTTTCGATTCGGATATGATCCGCGAGGATCGCCTCGATTTGCTCCCGGTCGGTCCCCGAGAATCCGAGATAGGGCCGGGCGGGGATCGTGACCTTTCGGCCCCGGCCCGCCTTGCCTCCGAGCTGATGGATGCGCCCGTAGGGCCTGTTCGTGCCGATCGCAACGGCGTTTGCGCCCATGAGCTTGTAGCGGATCGTCCCGCGCAGCATGCCCGACTCCGTGAGGATCTTGGGGTGCTTCTTCCTCCTGAGGGTCGAAGGACTGAGGGGCGCCCACGTGCTGCCTCCGGGGTCCTGCTGCCTCTCGAAGCGCGACTCCGTCGCGATGAGCATGTGCTCCCCGATTTGCTTGAGCGCCGGGACCATGTTCCTGAGCCTTCCCTCGATGCCCGCGATGTAGGCCTTCGTTCCGCTGTCGTCCACCTTAACGGATATCTTCATGGTCTCTCCCCCAGGGCCGCCTCGCCCACATTGTAGTCCCAGCCCCTGTCGATCCCCACTGGCGCGCCCGTCTTCGGGTCGATGGGGGATGGCGGCGCCTCGTCGGGCCCGGTCTTTCCCATGCGATCCAGATCCCTGGGTCCCACGGAAAAGACACGGCACTTGCAGCCCCAGCCGTTCGGCGGATAGTGCGTCTTCCACCAGGGATCGTCCGCCGGAAGAACGAGCCCGTCCCAGGCGAGGTGAATGGGCCTCGGCACGCGGCTGTCGCCGTGCCGGTACACGAGATAGGGCCGCTGCGCGAGGACGTCCGGGTCCATCATCTGCTTCCACCTTCCCGCCATGTAGGCCGTCCGGATATTCGTCGAGTAGATGAGCTCGGAGCGCCAGTTCCGGGTGCCGTGGTAGCTCCAGCCATAGCGCTTCACGATCGAGTCGAAATCCCTCCGGAACTCCTGGAGTGTGACGCCCCGGTCGATCGCCCTGTCCACGGCCTCGCGGAAGTCCGCCAGGAGGTCGTCTTTATACGCCCCGGCCACCATGAAGCCCTTTGCGTGCTCCTCCTTCCACAGGTCGTCCCAGCGAAGCGTCGGGACGTTAAGCTTGCGCCGGAAGAACTCAAGGGCCTCGTCGAAGGGCAGGTCGAAAACGGCGGCATCGACAATCGCATCAGGCTTCATCGAGCACCTCCGCTCGCCCCGTGAGATGGGCGAGTGCCATCGCCCGCGCCATCATTACGCCCAGGTCTTCGGGGTCCATTTCGGCGTAGAGCTTCATGATCCCGTCGCGGATTTCCTCAAGGCTCGTCGCCTTCGTAATGAGATCGGCGACGGGCGCCATCAGGCCGTCGGTGAGCGCTGAGGCGCCGAGGGCCGCCTTTTCAGCGATCAGGTCCGCCGCATCGCGAGTCCTTGCCCTCTCGGCAAACCGGCTGCCCGTGCCCGGAGAGGGCGCCTTCGGAGACGGGCTTGTAAGCTCCTCGCCCTCGGCAGGCTCGGGGATGCCGTAGGTCTCGTAGAAGTACTGCCTTCCCACGGGAAGGCCGACCTCCGAGGCGAGCTTCGAGTCGATCTCGATGCGCTCCTTGAGATCGGGCCTGGCGGCCGCATGAGTGAGGATCTTCGGGTAGTCCGAAACCCCCGGGAAGTTGTAGTCCACGATCCAGCGGATGAGCGTCTCGTTCAAGACCGTGTCGAGCAGGTCCGCATCGGCCTCCAGGATGTCCTGCCGCACCTCGTCCTGGGCCTCCTCGTTTCCGAGCTTGCCGGGCGTTCCCTCGGTCGTTGCCGTCTGCCCCAGGACGGCCTTGGAGATTTGCCGGTCCATGTACTCGCAGAGCGTCTCGTAGGTGACCGTCCCCGCTCGCGACGCCTCCAGGAAGGAGATGTCCATCGTGTCGGGGATCTTGATCCCCGTCTCGTTCTGGATGGCGTCGATGGCCGCAAGGAGCTTGTCCTGTTCCTCCTTCGGCGTTCCCGGCTGGTATTTGCCCAGGGCCGTCGGCATGCCGAATTTCTCCAGGAAAACGAGCCAGAACTTGATGCCGTTTTTCTTGAACCACACGGGCCACCAGACCCTGCGGCCCAGCCCCTTGCCGTAGGGGTTGTCGGAGTCGCCAAAGGTGAAGACGATGAACTTGCGGTCCGGTACCTCCTCGCCGTCGCTCATGCTCTGCGGGGTGAGGAGCCGAAGCTCCCGCTGCGGCGTGAAGACGAAGCGCCGGGGATGCTTGCCCAGGATCTTCCTGATCCCGATCCGGCCGTCGGGCCGCACCTTCCAGAGCACTTCGGCCGCGTAGTAGCCGTAAAGGATCGCCTGCAGGAGCTCCGCGCGGGCCTGATCGAAGTTGCAATTCTCAAGAACCTCTGAAACGAAATCGGCGACAACCTGTTCCTGCCTCGTAGCCGAGGGCCGACCCGCCTTCCGGGCCGATTCCGCCGGGGCGATGCTCCAGTCCTTGCCCACGACGGCGAGGCACCGCGTCTGCAGCACGCTCCCCGCGTGCGGGTCACGATCCACCTCGTCGTAGAGCTTGAGCCCCTTTCCCGCCGCCTCGGTGCGCAGCACCGGGTCGGGGTTCTCCAGGCGCCTGAGCCACCCGGCAAAGAGGTCGATGTCCTTCTCGACTGACGCGACCTCGTTGATTTCCGGCTTCCCGTTTAACTCGGCCTCGGCCATGTCTCACCTCGTCCCCATGAAGCCGCTCATGGCGGCGCCTGCCGTTGCGCGCAGGCGGCCCGTCGATTCGAATTCGATCTGCGCCCCCCTCATCTCCTGGGCGGCAAACCAGGCAAGCGCTCCCGCGATCGCCGCGTCCCCGTGCCTCTGCTTCCTGTCCGTTCCCTTCGTCTTGACCTCCGGGAGCCTCGCGACGCCCCGGATCACCTTCACGGCCCGGTGGTCCTCGACGATGTCGGCATCCTTCGGAAGCAGGATCGTCTTGTC